CAGGGCCTCGTTCTGCGCGAGAAGTTTTGCGAGCTTCTCGTTGTTCAGCTCCTTCAGGAACGTGTCCTGCACGGCGAGCGTCTTCTCCAGGGCCTCGTTCTGCGCGAGAAGTTTTGCGAGCTTGTCGTTGTTCAGCTCATTCAGAAACGTGTCCTGCATGGCGAGCATCTTCTCCAGTGTCTCGTTCTGCGCGAGAAGTTTTGCGAGCTTGTCGTTGTTCAGCTCATTCAGAAACGTGTCCTGCATGGCGAGCGTCTTCTCCAGGGCCTCGTTCTGTGCCAGCAGCTCCGCAAGGTACACGTTGTTGAGCCTGTCCATGAACGTCTCGTGGGTGGCGAGTTTTCCGAGAAGTTCCTTTATCTTCTGGTTGTTTTCCTCCAGCTTATCCTTTCCGACTTCGAGCACGTCCGAAAGCGCGGTCATGAGGTGGTCGGAATTAGTGTCTTCCTCCCAGTAGCCGTCGTTATTGTACACGTAGACGCGCCCGGTCTTGAAGGTGACACGAACGCCGTTGTAGGTCGCGCTGGTCTCCTCGCCGGACCATGTGAAGTGGTCGCCCCTGTGGAGGTTGGTCTTGTTCTTCGGGTCGAGGAAGCCGCTGATGGTGCTCATTGAGCCGCGGTATTTCGCGAGCCTTGCGGTTGAGTAAGTGAATGTGAGCGTGTAGTCGGCTATGCTCGCCTCGTCGAACACGTATGTGCCGTATACGGAGCGGTCGCCCGAATTGTCGCCGAACGCGTATTTCTTGCCGTTGTCTCCGTAGATGTACGCGTGGGTTATCTCGGTGTAGATAATCGGGATGTCAAGCGTGCCGTTCTCAAGGAGATAATTTTTTGTCGTCCTGATCCTTACGCCGTGCTCCGTGACTCCGTGGCCGTCCTCACGCTCGTATTCCTCCGCCGTAAGCCCCTCTGCCGGGTTCATCTCCCCCAGCTTGAACGGAAGGTCAAGGTTGTCGCAGCGGACGTGTATCGGAATCTCAAGGACGGCTTCCTCGACCTGGCCGTCATCGTCCACGTTGAAGGTCGCGCTTGTCTGCTCCATGTATACGAACAGGCTGGAGCCGTCAACACCGTCCTCGCCGGCTTCGCCTTTCTCGCCAATCATTTTTCTTGGGGTACTCCATTGTCCGTCGTATATTGACTCGGATGTTTTGCTTGACATCCATTTGCTTTCTTCCGTCAGTGTTGAGTGCCAGCCTGAATTCGTTCCGTCTCCGGTCGGTACTGGTGGCATGGTCTCTGAGTCGTTGTAGCAGAAAAAAGTTCTCCACTTGGTTGCCAATATGTTGTCGCCGTCAACTGCGTCATCTATCTCAGACAGCTTGTTCTCATAATCGGGCAGCACAAAATCAGGGTCATCGACCCCGAAAATCTCAGGCGAATACTCCACGCATGTCAGGTCAGCGGAAAGATTCTCACCGCACTGAATGTCAGTGATAATCAGATCGATGACATCATTTCCACGCTCGCCGAAGGTGAACAAATCGCCTTCCATAGGGGCTGCGGAGACAGACATCGCCTCGACGAATTCAAGGTAATGCGAGCTTCCTTCCGTACTCTTCACATCAACAAGAATGATTTCGCCGGAACTTTTTCTGGCTCTGACGGCATACGAGTTCCCGATTTTCATCGAAATTTCTTCGTCAGTAAAGATTCCGGTCACATTGCCGTTGGCATCTGTCGTCGTGTCTGTAATCCGCCCCTGTTTTATTCCTGTAAGTGCAATGTCGCCTGCGTACTGAATCCAGTCGCCTTTCTGGCACATGAGATACTCGAAGTCCGCGCTGAACGTATGCACGAAAGCCCTGTGGTTTGATACGGCATATTTGTACATCCCGATTTTTCGTGCCTGCACGGAATCCGTAATGCCCCACAATGAGATTTTTTGCGATGTCTCCGCGCCACGGAATTTATTTCCTGTTGAGCTGTTGTAGACAGAAAGCTCATTCTCCGCGAATCCGTTGCTGCTGTCCACGAATCCGATTTTCAGCTCATCCGGGATGTCCGTGAGCATCGCGGCCTCTTTATAGTCCCAAGAGTTCCTCGGCGTGAACAGCTGCACCGGCGTTTCCCGCGCCGTGTCCTGTATGACAGTAATCTGTCCGTTAAGGCGGAGAATTTCCGCACGGCATGTGCTTGCGATTGATGAGAGAAGCTGGCTTATCGGCATTGATTCCGTTATGTAAGCGTTGCACTCATAGGAATGAGAGTTACACCACTCATACATTTTGCTGAAAGCAAGCCAGTCGATATCATCGTCCGACAATTTCTGCTGCGCGACTTCTGCCTGCATGGCATATATCGCCGCCGAAGCCGGGTTGCTGGAAATCTCATATTCCCAGCCGCCCCTGAAAACTGGCAGCCTGGACTGTGCTATGAAATTCAGCTGCTTTATTACATTCTGGAGTTTCTCGGATGCCCTTATCTTTACACCGATGAAAGTAAGCTGCTTGCAGACATCCTTGCTTACGGGACTCTCATTTTTTACGGCCCTGACAGAGCCTACATAAACGTCATCAATAATCTTTGAGTCGGAGCTGTCAGGCGTAATCCTTGTTATTCTGACAGTGTAGCTCGCCGGGGTGAGCTTTGTTTTGGAAATTGCATAGCGTTTTGTCTTCAATTCGGCACCGGTCAGGATGTTGTTTATGCCGGAGAAATAACCAAGAAGCTGATATTCTGAATCAGGCTCATCGCTTCTCTTGAACTCTGCCTTGACCTCGACCGAGGCAGCCTCAAGCTCTCCTTTGTCGTTGTATTTTCCAAGTCCGTTGTAGAAAAAAATATCGACGTTGAGCTCTTCGGTTTTGTCCGGCGTGGTTCTTATGAGCGATGCTTCTATTCCCTCATCAGTCTTGTTTTTAAGGATTGAGTTGCACTGTATCTCATGCACGCATTTGTCAAGCAGAGGCGTTTTCTCTTCGCCGTATGAAATCTGCATCTGTATGAGCTTGTCCGCGCCCGACAGGATTTTTTCCATGTCACCGCTCTGAGAAAAATCCTTGATTAGAGTCTCGTCTATTCTGATTGTGTCAGTTTCGATGCGTATTTCCTTTTGTCCGGCACAAAAAAGCTGGTAAAGGTAAACCGCGCCGTCAAGAGGATCGACCCACGTATAACTTTTTGCGGCAAGATCCGCATATATCCTTCGTCTTCCAAGAAGCGTCGGAACCGTACCGTATGGGCGCATCTGATTCTCGCTCCCACGGATTGACGGATCCTGTTCCGGGGATTCGCGGCTTTGCAGGGAAGGAACGTCCATGTTATAGAGGACCGCACCGCCAAGGAACATGCTTACGCCCGCGCCGATAAGGGCTGCTCCGAACGGCGCGCCGATTCCAGTCGCAATAAGGACCGCTCCAAGCACGGCAAGCGCGCCGCCTCCGATTTTCATTGCCGTGCCTGTGTCCTGGATTCCCCCTTCCGGGACCAGCTTCAGATAAACATGATTTCCGTCCTTTGCCACGCAAGAAAAATCAGTGACAATCACATCGTCTATCATGACACGCCAGCCTGTGTTCACCGCATGAAGCGTATCAACCTTTTTAATAATGTCCTGGACTGAGATTCCATCATCAAACAAGAATTCTGTTTTTTCCGTTGAGAACGGATTGAGACAAGCCGTAACTTTGATCGACACGATACCACCCCTCGACACATCCTGCCAGTTGTGGGCTGGAAATCCGTTCGCACACAACACCGGCCTTATGTCGTGAGTGAATTATACAATTGTCCCCGGCATACAAGCCGACGTGGCACAGCCTGCCACCCATGCGTATCAGGACCACAGATTTTTCTTCTGGTCTCTCAATCTTTTCGCCGCAAAGAATGGGGACGTTCTCGATGAAAAGCCTTTTCGTCTCGCTGATGTTCAGCGCGTTCGAGTAATCACCGAGCAGGACAGGAAGGTCAAATCCGTACTCATTGGCAAGGATGAGTCGGACAAGCCCATAACAGTCACAGCCATTTGTATCTCGCCCTCCGGAAACGAAAGGAATGCCGATGTATTTTTTTACCCAGTGATACATCATGACTCCTTACCAGAACATTCCGGGAAAATCATCCGGGTTATAGGTCAACGTGCAGAATTTTCTGTCCTGCATGTAAAGGTCATACAATTCTCCTGTCACGTTCTGGACAGTCGCATTTATGTTCCTGAGGACGAAACTCAGCGGCCCCTGTATGTATGTGTCCGGCTCGCTCGCCATTATCACGCCGACATCGCATGTAATCTTTTTCTTTTCCCGGAGGCTTCTGATTACGGCGGACTTGATTGTCTTGTAAACAGAAATGTCAGTGTTGTCTATTTGAAGGCGGCAGCTTTTGCCCCCGTCACTTGACTGGTTGGGAAGAAGCACGCTGAACGAACATGGGACAAAAATATCGTTTCCGCTTCGGATTTCCTCCGTGTTGTCCACGACGCGGGTCAGCACTTTTTCATCATAGTAAATCGTCAGCACATGAAGCAGCACCTCCGCCGTCTCTGGTGCGGTCATGGCTTTTTTTGCGTTCTCTGATAAGTTCTCGTTAGGCATTCATCTTCTCCAGGTTCATCGTTATCCTCCAGTTTCCTTCAAGCGAGTCCTCGTCGTAGTCCTCCTTGAAGCGGAACTCCGCGTATTCAAGCGTCTGCGGATCTTTCATCACGAAACGAAGCGCGCCGTGCCCCAGAACATTGTCGTAGAAGTTCTCCAGAATTCTGCGTTGGCTTTCTGTGACCACCATGCTTCCCTTGAAGTCCTTCGTGGCTGTCGTGTAGCGTCGTCTTTGCTTCGCCGGTCCCGAGTCCATCTCGGTCCGTACCACCGAGCTTTTCTTCTTGCCGTTGAGTCCGTCGAGCAGGAGAACCTGCGGGAGCGTTGACGGCCATTTTATGCTTGTCATTCTTAAACTCCTTGCGCCCTGATTCCATAGCGTGATTTCAAGGCCCTGTCAGCCGAGCCGTCGGAAAGGTGCCTGTTTATCATTGCGCCGATTGTTACCTCCAGTTTTCTTTGTCCGTTCTCCGTCGTTGATTCCGATGCGGTCACTTCCTCGTTCCCGTAATTATTGATGACGACGACAAGGGAATAATCTCCGCCGCCGATTCCGCTTGCGCTGACTCCGAGCGAGCCGTCAGCCCCACGCGTGAGCGGCATTACCGCTTCGGGGCCGGCTTCTCCCATAAGCCCTGTTCCGAAACCGTTTCCTTTGGCGAACTTGAAGAAGGTCGGGCTTTGCACGATTGAGTTCGTGAACGTTCCGCCCTTTGCGAACGTGCTGTAGTCGTCCGCCCCGTAAACTCCGCCCAGGGCGTTTGCCGTAGCGGATTCCTTCGAGGCGGACTGCTTTCCGTCAACATAACCCGCGATTATCGCAGAGCTTCCTGCCGCGGCAATGAACCCCAGGCCCAGCGGCCACTGCCCCTGTGCGATGAGCTGCAAGCCCGCCTGCAAGAAAAGCATCGGGAGCTGGTTAAGCACTTGCTGTGCCATTGCGGCAAGAGCGGCGGACATCGCATCTGTGGCGTCCTTGCCCTCGCCAAGAGCACGTCCGAATTCCTCGAAGCCGGTCATTGCGGAATCGAGGGAGATATTGGCGAAATTCGTCGCCATGTCAGCGAGAATCTTGCGGGATTTCTCGTCCAGGACATCAAATTTTTCAAGCGCGTCCTCAATGCTCAGAGAGAGTTTGTCCGTCCAGCTGTCCGCGCTCGCCAGTTCGAGTTCGTCGTAAAGTTGTCCCAGAAGAACTATTTCTTCTTCTGTCGCTCCGTTCGTCCGAACTTTTTCCAGATAAAGCTGCTTTTCGCTCATCGAGGCTTCGGTAATCTGTTTTGACAGGCTCTTGAATTCCTCTGCGACATAGGCTTCTCTTTTCCGTTTTTTCAGCTCGTTGTAGTCATCGATGAGTTTCTGTACAGCCTTGTCCTCGACTTTGAAGGTCTGGTCGATTTCTGCCGGGTTGATGTTAAGGAGTTCCTTTATCTTTGATGCGACCTCGTTCATCTGCGAGTCAAGGAATTCGGTCACGTCAAATTTCTCGTCAAGAATCTCGGAAAATGTATGCTCTGTCTGTAAGGCTCTCTCCAGTCCGTCAATGTAAAGGTTCGCCGCCTGTTCGCCGGTCTTGAAAAGTCGTTTATCAACATTAAGTATCTGTGAAAGCCATTCTTGCCATGGATTCTTGTTTTGGAGTTTTCTTATTTTCTCCCAGATTTTTTTCTCGATGTAGTCAAGCTGTTTGAGTGCAGCTTCCGTGTCGATGAGATTCCCATTTTTGTCTGTGGCATTTGATTCTGAAAGTTTCTTCCTTTCCTCGCCAATTTCTATGAGCTGCTTTTTGTAGGCTTCCAGCTGCTTTGTCGGGTCATCTTTAGAGAGTTTTTCATAATTTTTTGCGATTGAGTACATCAGCTCGTTAATTTCGTTCTCTGCATCACGACGCGTATTTTCTTCTGCCTGAATCTTTTGGTTTTGCGTAACTACATCTGACATAATACGAACTTGTTTCTGCCAGATGTCAACGACTTGAATGGATTGATTGATTTCCTTAGACTTTCCTTTTTCAACTGCTTTCTGATAGTTTTCCCTTGCAGCTGTAAGTTGTTTTTGAGCTTCTTCAAGTTTTCTTGTGTCGGATAGAGATTCGTACCATGCTTTGTACTTATCTCCACCAGCGGCTTTCGCAAAGTATTCATCGAAATTCCAAAGAGCATCAGAAACATAATCAATGCCGTCTCTGAATTTTTCGAGAACACCAGACCCGCTGCTTAAAGTCGCAAGAAGTTTTCCATATCCTTCGAGCAGGTCTCCGAGAGAATTCTTAATTTGAGTGCCCATGTCAGCGGCGGCTTCGGCTGCTCCGCCATAAGTGGTTTCAAGTTCATCAAGAATAATTTTTTGTGCACCTGCGATATCTCCGACATCAAGCATAGTTTTTATCATAGCTTTCTGGGAATCCGTGAAAGCAAATCCCTGTCGCTTGAGACTGTCGAGTCCGTTGATTGGGTCGTCAAGTGCTTTTCCCACTACTTGAGCCGCACTCTTCAAATCCATCTTCATTACGGTTGACATGTCAAGAATTGCCTTTGTCGCCGATTTAAACTGGTCGCCCTTTATGTTCCTGAAACCGAGAAGAACGCTTTGCATTGACAAAATTGTCTCGTCACCGTAGTTGGTTATCTTCTGAAAACCTGAAGCCATTGCACCGAGTTGTTCACTTGAAGTCCATGCTGTCGCGCCCACTGAATTCAAAACGTTTTCAAGAACTGAGACGGCTTCTTTTTGCTGCCTATATGCTGTCGTTGATTTACTTGCGAAATCTGCGATTGCTTTGATTGACAGAGCGGATGTAATCGTGCCACCCAGTGCTTTGAAGACTTTCTCTGTCGTACGAGTCTGTTTGTCAAGCTGGTTAAGGTTCTTCACGGCCTTGTCAACCTCGGCCGTGACAAGAACCCTCAGCTCTTCTGTGATGTCAGCCATTTTTCTTCTCTTTCTCCCATTCGTTGAAGTTCGACTTCTCGGAGTCAAACAATTCTACGATGGAGAAGAGAGTTCTCGGCTCTGCCAGATAGCCCTTGCCCTGGGGCCATCCGTACTGCTTTACCCGTTTGTAGGCCTGGAAAGCCTTTAGAAAATCATCGGTTATGTAGGATTCGATTTCCTTGCGCTTGATCCTGATGTAGCCGGTCTCGCTCTCAGGCCAGCAGATCTGCTCCGCCATGTCGCCATATCCGGGGTCGTACTCAATCGGGTACAGCCCCGAAATGACAAGCTGGAAAGCTATCCTAAAATTTTTTTTTGTGAGTCGGAAAGCTCGTCCTTCTGAACCTCAAGGCAGACGGCTGAGACGATTCCCTCGATGCCGAAAGCCCTGCACTCTGCGAGGGCCGTTCCGTCCGTAATCTCATGTGCGGTTTTCTTTCCGTCCTTGTCCGCCTGCTCGACGGTGAGGTTCCGGATTTTTCCCACGCAGTTTCGGAGGATGTAGTCGGCGTTGAAGCGTGTCTGAGCCGTTGTGCGCTTGAGCTTCTTGACCTCACGGGCTTTTCCGTCCGCACTGACCGGCTGGTCGTCCGGGTAATATTCCCTCGTAACCTCGACCGAAGTGAACTCGCTGCGCTGGTAGCCTGTCGGACGGATAATCTCGACCGAAAGCCGCTCGCTTTCCTGGAGCGAGAGGTTGTCTGCGATGTCAGGATAGAACTCATATCTCGGAATTTCTGTCAGAATCATCATGCCACCTCTCTAACCTTGTAGTAGATTACGCCAGGATGGTTTCCGCCGTCAATCTTGTAATTGAAGTTGAAGTTCTGCTCGCCGTCCAGGGGCTTGTCCATCTGGATGCTCTCGACTGTGACAGGGAAATGCTCCCATACGGCAGTCTCGCCGACAATCTCTGTCTCCCTGCGGCTCATCATGTAGTCCTGCTTCGTCTGCTTTGCAGGGAAGACCGCATAGTTCGTGCCGTCATCAACGGCAACCGAGCTGAACTGGTTGAGAAGCTCGCGTTGTGCGTCCGAATCAGTCTCAACGGTACCGTTGATTGTCCCGCTTGATTCCGTGAAGGCACCGGTGATGTACTCGCGAACGCCTGAGTCAAGGTTTTCCTGCGTTGAGACATCGTAGGTCTGACCCGTCTTTGAGTTCGATACATCCTTGACGAAGCTGATGAGCGTGAGGGTGAGCGGAATTACCGCATCCCCGGCCGCAAGAGCCTGATCCTTCCAGAGATGCACATAATCCCCGGCCCTGATTGCGCGTGCTCCCTTTGCGATGTCCGCCGAGCTCGGCTGAGGCAGTGAAGAATTAGAGCTTGCAACACTCTTGATTTTGTAGAATCCGCTTGCTGAGAGCGTTACATTTTCGCCGCCAGTAATGACTGCTCCCTCGGCGATTTTGTAAAGTTTTCCGTCTTTTCCACCCGGTTTCATTTTTTATTCCTCCGTTATAAGTCTTGTAGGGATGTCAATCTCGACTGTGTACGGAATCACATATTCCGCGCTCATCGAGCTTTCATCCTCACTAGGGTACACCCAGCCGGGCTTTCCGCTCCTTTTCCAGTACGCCCTGAACTTCACGCCCTCGCAGTCGAAAGGCATGTACGGCGTGTCTGATTCGTTCATCCGGCTGATTCTCCGTGACATCTTGATAGTCTGGGTGAGCCACTTCGCATGGGTGCCCGCCGTGCGGTACTCGGCCGAGAATATCAGCTTCTCGCATCCGTCACCGCTTCCTTCCATCGCCTGGAAGAGCAGGTCGATGTGCGCCGTGTTGTTCACGGCCTTCTGCGGAAGCAGGAACGCATGGAATCCAAGCTGGTTCTTTATCTCTGATTTGAGCGAATCGGTTATGCTTTCGATTGTCATTTCTTTCCGTCTCCTTTAAGTATCTCCCGCACAGATTTCCGTATCTCGTTCGTGACGAATTTCTCATCGGCCTCATCCAGATACAGGAACGGCCGGGCGGGAATCCTCACGCTCTTTTTCAGGATGAAGAGTGCGAACGGCTCGCCCCGTTTTTTCTTTGCCAGAAGGATGTTCGTGCTTCCGCCTCCCTCTTTTTTCAGTCGGAAGACACTGTAGCCGTCGGCTTTCATCGCCTCGATAAGCTCCCGAGGTTTCTGGGCGTTGTATTTGCGCATCAGAAGCCTGGTCTGATAGCTTGCGGGGATTGCGAGGGATTTTCCCTTTGCCGTCACAGTTCCGCCTTCCTGCAAGATTTTCGCCTGCTTCTTGTTCGTCTGAGCAGCCGCCCAGTCCTTGCCGTTTTGCGGGGCAATACTTGCCATGAGCTGTCCGTTGTCACGGAGCGTCTTGTTTCCCTGCTTTACCTCTTGCGTGAGCGGTGCGTTCTCCGGCGGAATGTTGCCGTTGATTTTCCGAACCGCCGACGACACGAGGTATTTGCTCACCCGGCGCATTGTCGGCTCAAGGCTTCCGCTTTTGAGCCTTTTCGAAAGCTCTCCCACGCTCTTAGTAACCTGAACGCCCATCAGTGCCCCCTTCTTTCCATCGGGCTTTTCCGCCCGGTTTTCATCGCTCCGACCGCAGGGCCGTTCGTTGACGCATCAGTTTTTTTTGCAATAGCCCCGAAAGCACTCTCAATCAGAAGCATACAGTCATCGTATTTTTCCCTCGCCCGGTTCTCCTGGCCCACGAACGAATAAAGCTCATAAAGTCCGTATTTCAGAACGCACAGCCTCGTGACCTCGTTCGCCTCGTCGTACACATGCCCGGTCGAGAGAATCATTGCCTTGACGGCGACCTTCGCCTTTAGGAGAGCACGCGAGGTCACATTCTCATCGCCCAGTGTCAGAGTCTCCAAATCCTGCTCCGGGATTTCATTCTTCAGGTCATCTACGGTAAGCTCCGTAGTTTCAATTTCTTCCGCCATATTTTCCTCCGCATACAAAAAAGGCGGGATTCCTCCCGCCAGTGCAGCTTGTACCAAGGCTGCTGCCATGCCCTTAAAAATTTTCTTCTGGATTACGAAGCATATTTCAGAATTTCGATTCCCTTCACGTTGATGAGAGGGAACGGCTTTGACTTCACGTAGAGGTCTGTTCCGCGCTGGTCGCCGCGCTCCTTCGTGAACGAGTAGAGCGGCACGGCCTGTCTCTGAACAGTGTCGTCGATCCGGAGGAAGTCAAGCTCCTGGCCTGCATCGACCGCACGTGCCATAAGCTCGCGCTCCTCGACCAGCTTCTTCACGGTCTTTCTTCCGCCCACGAGATCCGTGTAGGTGTCGTTATTGCGGAGAACCTTGAAACCCGCGATGTTCATTCCATCCGCCGTGAACTCCACTGGGAACTTTGTCTGGTTCGCGCTGATTGCGACGAGCTGCTTGAAGTATTCAGGGCTTGCGATGTACTCAATCGCGCCGCCGATTCCGCGCTCATTGATTGCCTGCTCCATCTCGCTCGCATCCTCGATGAAGTCGGCGAGAGTGAGAGACGACAATGCCTTGTCACGCTCGATTCCATCAACGTCGCCGTAATCGACCTCATAGCGTACCATCTCGCTTCCGGCCTGCATCATGTAGTCGATTTTGCCGCGGTGCGCCTGGATGCAGAGGGCCTTTGTCGTGTTGCGGACGAGCTTTGCCCAGCGTGCGAGCTTCTCATCGACAATCTGGTTCTTGCCCATTCCTGTGGCCCGTTCCCAGTCGTCATCCTCCACCGCCGAGAAGTAGTCGTCAATCTCGATCGGCTGCGGCTCGATGTACATGATGCCGCCGTGCATCACCGGCCTGAATCCTGTGGAGCCGCGCTTGATCACAGGGATGTTTCCGACTGTGCTCTGGATGTCAGTTGTTGCTATGCGCGTAGTGTTTCTGTTCACTGTGCGCTTGAAATAAGAGCGTGCGTTGCTCGTCTCAGGTGCGAGCGCGCCGATGACGCGCACCACGTCACTTTCTTTTACGATGACCATTATTTTACCTCCGCTTCATAGGTCTGTGAGAGCCAGATGCCGATTGCAGGCAGCTTGTTCGCGAGCGTGTCGCCCGCACTGGCAGGGCTTTCGCCGGACGCGTCAATGAGCCGTGACCGCACCGCCACGCCGTGGAAGCCTGCGAGCGGAAGTGGCTTCTCCGCGCTCGAAGCCTCCATGAGCACTGCGGCAGGTGTGTCCGCTGGGGCCGCCGCCTCGTAAGTTCCGCCCGAAGCGGACTTCTTAAGGATTGTACCAGCGGGAAGTTCCGTTCCGTCCGCAATCTGGACGGGGTACTTGATTACAGGGTGGTCGATGGTGAAGATACCAGCGTCACCGGCGATGTTAGCGTTCTTTTCGCCGAACTCCATTATTTTTCTCCTCCGGCGTTCCCGCCGTCTTTTTTGTCCTGGCTCTTGTCGTCAGCCTTTTCGCCTTCCGGCTTGTCCTTGTCTTTGGCATCCTTGCCGTCAGTTTCTGCGCCTTTGGCCTTTGCGCCTTTTTTTGCCTCGTCAGATTTCTTGCTCTCTTCCGAAGGCTTTACGCTAACTGATTTGCGCCATTTGATAGCCATGTTTTCCTCCTACATGTTCTGTGCAAGTTTGTTCCAGTCGGTTTCCTTGCCGTCATCTTTTTTATCGCTGAACTCACCAGCGTTGAACATCTGGCGAGTCACATCGCCCTTTTTCGGGGCTGTCGAAAGCCCTGAGAGAATGTCTCCGAACAAATCAAGGGCTGATTTCTCGCTCTTGTTTCCGTCCTTGTCGCTGAACTCAAATGACTCTGAGTTTGAGGCGAGCACGGAGGCGACCTTCTGAACGCTGTCCTTAAGTCCTGCCGGAATGTCTGCGAACTTGTCGCACACACCCTTGACGAGAGCCTCTTTCTTGGCAGCCTCAAGATCTGCGATTTTTTTCTGCATGTCGGCGAATTCAGGCGAGTCAGAGAACTTCTCTTTTTTCTCCTCGTTCGGTTTCTCAGCCGCCTTTTTCTCGGCTTCCTCTTTCAGCTTTTTGTTCTCAGCTTCCAGAGTCTCCATCTTTTTCTTTTCCTCATCGGTCATGGGGATTTCCTCCTGGTAATTTATTGAGTCGCTGAAGTCGAACACCTCAACGCAGTCTCCGTCCGAATAGCAGCTCTTGGTCATAAGCTGCTCAAGCCCCGGGATCTTCGGCGGTGTCGCGCCGCAGATTGCCAGCGAGTGAAGGTAACGCTTTCCGTCGCTCCCCCGCTTGGGGATTGTCACGCTCCAGCCCTTGTAGCATCCGTCGCCGTCATCCTTGTCGCTGAACTGCTTCTCCAGCTCTGGATGAAGCACGACCTGCCCGACAAGAACCTTCTCGCCCTTGTGCTTTGCATCATCGTAGATTCCGTCAATCACGAGCACATCACCGAACTTCGGGAAGTTGTCGCCGTGCGCCGCATCGTGCCCGATTGTGATAGGGCGTGTGGGCGTAAACGTCTCCATGATTTCATGCAAATCTTTTTCTGTAATCCTCGCTCCGTCCTGCCCGAACGTCCCGGTTCGGCAGAGCTGCCATGTACGAATCTTCTTCATGCCCTAATCCTACTCCCCGCCGTCGTTCTCAGGGCTTTCCTGGGCGACGCGTTGTGCTCTTCATGTGTCAGCTCGAAATACTTCTTGAGCGAGTCCTTCTGGTCATCGAAATAGAATCCCCAGTTCTCGCCGTCCTTGGTTCCTGCAAGCATTTTCAACCTCCGTTTTTTTAGTTTATGAGTTCTGTATCTTTGATTTTGAAACTGCCGTCATCAAATCTTATCAGCGTGTATTCCAGCTCAACCGCATCGTTAAGTTTTGTTTTTTTATAAAAAGAACAACTGCCGATTTTTATCTCCCTGTCTAAATCCTGTATATAGACCGTTGTGGAATAAACCGCTGGAGACGTGTGACTATGAATGCTAAATCCGCCTCTTCCATTCGGTACTACGGAAGTCGTGTGGGTCATTGGAATATAGATTCGGCTTGTCACTAATCCCTGGGAATATACTCTTTCTCTGGAGATTTCTTTTTTGCATGATGTCAAACTTGCTGAAACTGCTATGATGGCGACCATAAGAAAAACAAATAGTTTTTTCATTGATTTTTCCTCCGCAGATATGAGACCACGGGCCGCAGAAATCACGGCAATTCTGGGGGAGAGGAAATTTTAAAAAACACAAAATTTAGGGGGTGTTTTAAAGAGAATGGCAAATTATTCAATTTTTGGTTTGGAATCGGTGAATATCGGTGAATTGCTCTAAATCAGAGTGTTTTTTATGGCAAGTGTGGCGGTGATTTTCGCATGAAATCGGAGACTGGTGGAAAAAAAGAAAAAGCCCCGGATTTTCGGGGCTGTGGGTTACTTCTTCACGGTCACGATACAGGTATTGACCATCGTTCCGCTTTCCTTGAAGGCTCCTGCTTCAACCGGCTCGATTGTCCCGCCGTAGTTTTTCACAAGTTCACGGAGTGCCGTTGTCGCCTTGTCCGTCCTGAACATAATGCCAGCGTCCGTGATTGCGATGACGCACCGTTTTGCAATCTGAATTGCTTTGGTCACATGTGCGACCGCCTGCCCCTTGTTGAAAGGCGGATTCATCACGATTACCGCATAGTCTTTCTTAGGCTTGAAAGTCATAAAATCATCATGGATTACATTGAAGCCGTGCTCACGAAGGTAAGCCGCATTGTCCGGGTTCAGCTCAATGCAATCACAATTCGGCATGAACTGGGCTATTCCGCCACGCCCTGCGCTCGGTTCAAGACAGTTTTCTCCGTCCTTGATTTCTGCCATTTCGACCACTTTCTTTGCGAGTTCCGGCGGTGTCGGGAAAAACTGGAAGTCGGCTTTCAAGTCCTTGTATTCGCCGGTCTCGATAATCTGCCCGATTATTTCCGACACATCCTTCTCAAAGACATGAGCCTTTTCCTTGCTGCTCCACTTGCCGCCAAGACCTGTGAGCGTTTTGTTCACCTTCTGGTACATGGCTCGTTCAAGTTTCTGCGTGATACGGAGCCTGTTTCCGTCCGTCTCCACGCCCTTCAATACCTCGATAACATCTGCTTCTACTTTCAAAATAATTCCTCCTGCAATATTTTTTTGACGTCTTTTCCGACAGTTGAGTCTTTTATCATTTTTTCCAAATCCTTCAAGTTTTGGATATTTTCTTTTTCCAGCTCTCTTAATTCCTTGAATATGTCTTCTGTGGATTGAATGGGATGTTCTTCTTTTTCTTTGTCAGCTATTTTTGTCTCAAGATGCTGGAATCCTTGTGCAAGGCATTTCATAGCAGAAACCGTCTCTATCTGTTTCAAGGTGTCTAACGGCTGAATCTCAATGTTTCCGATAATTTCAGACTTTATACATCGCTGGAAACCTACAGTGTCCTCGTCAAATTCCGGGATTACATGCTGCTCTTCAATTCCATAAAGGACCCACCCGGCAAGAACGACTGGCAACATGAGCCACGGAATCGGACGAACCGCAATAATCGCATCAGTTATCACGGCATCACCGACATTGTTCACGCCGACTTTTCCGCAGGTTCCCTGTGCTGATACCAGGATGTCACCGAACTTTGAGATAACGGCAGTCGGTGCAGGATTCTCTATCCAGCGTGTAACCTCAACTCCGCCGTCTTTCAGCGAGCTTGCTCCCACGATGACCGGAAGCCCTTTCTTTTCCTCGTTGCATTTCTTTCTGTCTACGCCCTTGCCCTGAAAAAGCCGTGCGACATCTGAGACGGTAAGACCTGTTTTTTGATACTGCATACGCAATGATTACACGGGCTGTGATTTTTGCAGCAACGCTGGAGAAAAGAAAAAGCCCGAAAGTTCCGCTCCAGCGAAAGTTTTCTGCCAAACATTCTCTGCTATAACATCATGCAGGGGGAATCGCCATGGACAAAAAGAAAGAACTTACAAGAAATGAAAGAGTTTGTAAACTTGCTAACGCAGTTGCAGCTCAAGGGTATGAAATCAGGGAAATTAAATTTCTCGTTGATGATAACGAACAGGATGAAAAAACGGCATCCCAAACAGGAATGCCGTATGTAAAGCTTATTCTTTCGATTTAGAATTATAACCGAACTTTGAGTCAACGATTGCTTGCATCATCTTTTCAACTGCTTCGACGGCCTTATCCACATTTAGCCCGCCGAGGTTGTTGGAAGGATTTGCAAGAATTGTCTTGAAAAGTTCAAGCTTTACTTTTTCATTTTCTGCAACAGTTGCCATAGATACCTCCTGTTTTTATTCTAATTGCAGAAATGGTATCCGGCAAAGAAAAAGCCCCGGAAGTTCCGGGGCTAAAAATTAATAAGCTGAATGTGTGTAATGTTTTGGGTAGTTCGCTTTTGGAAGAGAGGTCTGTGCATACACTGCGGCAAAAACCGTGTCGCGCTCCCCAACGGCAGGTTTTTTTACAATCGCTTTTTTTGTAGCTTTTGAGATTTCAATTATACCTGAATATGGGCGTTTGTAATCTTCACAAAGATATGAATAAACAACCTTCGAGGAATCTTCTGATTCTTTCTTAAACATTCTCATAGTTCGGATACCTCCTGCCAATTATATTTCTTATTAGCCATTCTGTGAGCAACTTCATAAACATTATATTTCTTGTTTCGCATATAAGTCAACTCTGAAAGTTCATGCTTTAACAATATAATGTCGGTGTCGGTATGTTCGCCAGTTTTCAGGCGTTCAAGGGCTTTTACAATCCTATAGTCAGGACTGAAACGCTCAACCCTGCCATCCATAAATCGATGTTCGTCAATGAAGATATGCTTAATGATTTTTTCCACATCTCCATAATCCATTCGTGCATTTTTAGCAATTTTACTTATCAATTCAACATTATTCGATGAACGGCACTCTTCATAATATCTCTCACTTTCTGCCTGAAGCTTCAAAGCATCATCTGTTGTAAGTTCGTTCAAAACCTTGCTACGAGCACCTGTATCAGTGGTACTCTCCTTGTTCTCTACCTCTGTCATATTGCCAATAATAACATTTTTTGCGTTAATAATCTCCCCCTGCAATCCGTACTCTTTCGCGCGTGCAACCTGGCTTGAAAGCTCTTCCCACCAGCTGTCGTTGCTCAATGGGTATGCGCCGAATCCGTTGTTTGCGTCCTTAATGTCCTTTGGATTGCTCCAGCTTTCCGGAATCTCACTTTCGTCATAAATCGCCCTGACAGTCGTGCGGCAGTTGAAATGGAACGGCGGCCAGTGAGTCTGCCAGAACGGATGATCATACGGCAAAATGAAACGCTTTCCCGCATACTGCCGGCAGATGTCGCTTGTGCGCGAGTCGTCGATAATCACAAGCTCAAGCGCAAGAGGCTTGTCCTCGGCGAATCCCATCGCGCGGCCAACATTAAAAGCCGTCTGCGTGTTTGTGCGCCAAACGGTCTCGTAGTACCAGCCCGAACCCGCACCCATGCCGATTTTATCCAGGATGTCAGTCTTTGTGAGCGAAAGGAAGTCGCTCAAGCCCTTGCCGTCGTTCACGCTGGCAATCATCTCTGCGTTCAGCTTCTTCAAAAGGTCGCCGTCTGCAATCCTGCTGGCGGTGAACGCACGGAAACGCATCTTGTCTGAGAGAGAGTCATAGTCAACTTTTTTTATAACATCACGCTTCTTGAGGTATTCGACCGCCTCATGGTAAGGCATGTTCTCGATGTCCTCTGCGGTCGGCTCGTCAAACTCTGCTTTGCGAACGGCGGAATCCAGACCCATCATCAGCGAGCGGGTGAAGAGCTTCGCCGCCTCTCCCATAGCCTGCCAGTCAGGCGGAAGCACCTTCTGCGTATTCAGCAAATCCGGATTCTTCGCACATTCCTTTATGTACGCCTTGATTCTCTCTGCGTAGCTGTCAGAGATTGAAAGCCATGCGGCAGTAGAAATCCGGTCAAGCCGACGCGCACGGCTCTTTTCCTCAAAAAGCGCTCCTACTGCCTCTTCTGAAAAAAATCGTCTTTGCCTTTGTCAGAGAAACCGAAAGACGGCTGAGCCTTCACGAAAGAGTCTTTCTCGTCAACCGGCTCCGGGACATGCACCTTGTTGTAGATTGCTTTAAGGCTCACTGGAACGCCACGGTCGATACAATCTCTGATTATCGAAAAATCTGCGAAGTCCGCCGAATCAATGTCATATTTCGGGGCAACCTCGCCGGGGAAGTTCAGTTCAATGAAAGCATCCACGAGCTTCTGATCCGTCTGCTGCAAGAGATACGCATCGCCCTTAATCAAATCGTCGTAAGTCTGAACATGGGTCTCGCCCTGGGCATGAGTGCCGTACTGTGCCGTATTCGTGGTGAGAGCCTGGGCTGTGAGAGCGTAAGCAATCTCAGTATCGCACACATCAATAATCGTTTTAAAATCATTCAGAGCCGAAGAAATTACCTTGACATCACGCACATTCGCAAGAGAGCCGTTTGAACCACTCTGCCAGTCTGCCATCATATCCGTGAGTTCCTGTGCACGCCGTCTTGCCTCGTTCTCCCCCTTAACATCGAAAAGCGCAAGGATAGTAGGACTTCCCACCAATTCGCAGGCTTGTGCCCAAAATTTGACACCGATGTTTTTAAATTTCCAGAAATTGTAAGCCGGCAACAAAGCAGCTCGCCCCCAACGATTTAATTCTCCATCATCATTTCTGTGCACTAAGAATTTTCTGTTGTCGTCGAGAGCAATGTTCTGAGCCGTAATGACAGGAGTGAAGAAGTCTGAGTCCGGGTGTGTCGGGAATGAGAGTGCGGTTCTCGGAATCGAGATGAAATTATAAGGGACATAATAGCCACCTACGAACTTCCACAATATTTCACAAGCGGCTATTCCGTAAGGCACGGCATTCAGAAGGATATTGTTCAGCTTAAAGAAAGTGTTGAATGTGAGAAGGTTCTCGCAGGCCTCGTTTACGAGCTTGTTCTTGGTCTCGGTGAAAGATCCAGTCAGCTGCAAAACCTTATCCTTGCGGTTTTTGATAAGGCTCTCAATTCGAGGGTCTTGGCGCATTTCATCAAAAATTGATTCTCTTTCTCCGACATCAGAAAGCCATGATGCCGTGTCTGACATGTAGCCCGCCACACTGCGGAAACCCGTAAGGTTTAATATCTGTGTTGTTACTGATTTTGTCCTAGCCATAAAAAATACCGTCCTGTATGCTTTTTCGCACACTAGAACGGTATCATGCAGGATAGCTTTCACGGCTTTTCAGGGGCTACCACCACAAAAAGCCGGATTTCTGTTTTTTCTCCACGGCCGTGAACACTGGAGGTGTGTCCGCCGCACATTCTCGCCAGGCACAAACACAGAGCATCGCCGCGCTCGCACCGTCTCCGTGCCTTTTGCCTTTAAGATCACGGTCAGCCGTGCGCACTCCCGGAATCGTCGGGATTCCGTTTTTCAGCACGACAAGGGAAAAGTCCGCCTTAATCGTCTCGTCATCAGGAACGGTGAAGTCTGCGCTCTCCATAAGGCCGTGCAAGTCAGTTCCGTACTTCGCATACCAGGCGTTTGTTTCCATCACCTGGACCGAAGCCCCCGGATGCCTGAGGGCCGCATGCTCGCCAATCTGCTGGCCGTTGCCACGGCTGTCAATCGCAAGCCCGCCGAACTTTCCTCGCTCATTTAGGAAATCTGTTACCAAATCATTGAAATACTGCTGTTGCTCGAACGGCGCATTTTTGATTTCCACAATCAGCCGAACCGCAAGCTGGGTGTTTCCGATTTCCTCAGAAAGCCAGTATGTCGTAAGGTCGCCCGAACGACCGAAGTCGTTTCCACCGAAGACACGGCTTTCAAGCGAGCCGAGCACCGGGCGCACTTCCTGATTGAAGAACTTCTCAATCTCACGGTTCTTGTAAGCCTCGCTCTTGTGAAGGAAGCTGTCAGAGCATTCAAGCCGTCTGATGTCGTAGCTTTCTGCATCGGCGGTGGCATGGTCAAGAAGCCCACGGCTGAAATATCTGTCGCCGTTCGTTCGTGGGATTACATCAAGCTCCTCGTCAGGATTGTTTGAGTAAATGCGGTAGATGCGCTCTACAAACTCTTTCTCAGCTTCTTCCGTCCATTCCTTCCCCTGCGTAAGGCAGATTCGCTTGAAAAGCCCCTGCGCAATGGATTCACGGAAAGTGATTCTGTGCAGGCTCCATTCCGTCTCTTTCCCTGAGCGGATGTCCTTAATCAGAATGTTGAAAGGATTGTCGTCACCGTTGTGTGTCGATATGATTCTGATTCGACCGCCCCAGATGACGAGCGCCTTTGCCGCCTGCAATACGCTCTCCAAATCATCAAAGAACGCCGCCTCATCAATCACGACATTTCCCTGCTTTGAGCGGAGCGAGCGTGAGACGCCAGGCAATCCCATAATCTCCGCGCCGGAAGAGAAAGTTATCCTGTAAGTCGTGATGTTCTTGTCAGGGTCGTCAAGAAGAGGCTCTTCTTTTTCCTCAATCTCGCTCACCGCATAGCCGAGCTTCTTTGCCCATTCGCCGGCATCCTCGATGTACTGGCGGCAGTTGTCCTTGTTGAAGCTCATGTAATAGGTATTGCTCCAGCCATGAGCCGGAGCAGCGTCAAGCACGGCATCGCTCGCATCAGTCCACGAGATACCGCACCGCCTGTTTTTCTCGATGATTTTGAGCGGGCTTTTGTCCTCCAGCCATTCCTTCTGGTACGGCAGGAAGATTTCAAGCCCGCCCTCGTTATTCCTCGGTCTTGTCGTCATAAGTCACCTTCAAGCCCATAATCTTGGCCTTGACGAACTCAACGCGCTCGTCGCTCCATCCGGCTTTCTTGCCTTCAGTCTCAACGGTCTTCGCCGCCTCGAACAAGCCCTTCTTGTAGCCACGCTCATATTCGAGCTTGACCCTCGCAATCTTCGCCTGTGCGTCAGTATTTCTTGCGACGGCTTTCAGAAGCTCTTCGGGTGAGATTGTCGAGAAGTCCTCGAACTTGTTGACCTCTTCGAGAAGTTTTGCCTGCACCAGCTGAACGCTCGCCTCGGCGATGTTCAATCCCGGAGTCTTGTCAAGCTCGTTCACGATTGCCACGGCTTTCTTCGCACTGTCCTTGTAGGCTTTCATCTGAGCCGCCTGGTCTACGAGAGTACGCCCGACTCCGCTCTTGGAGATGTCATATCCCTCAGCTTTGAGGGTGTCAACAATCTCCTTGTGGCTCATTTTGTCATTGAAGTACATTTTGCAGATACGCTCAACCAAGCCCTGCATCTCAATCTTATTTCTCTTCGGCATGGCCTTACTCCTTGTCCTTTTTGTCTATTCGTTGCTTGATGTCGTCAACGCTCGACTTAATCCAGCCGATGTTTTCCGCCATCGAAGTTATCATCTTCGTGTTGTCAATTTCCAGTTTGTTCAGCCGTTTGCCAACCTCGTTGATGTCCTTTGCGTTCGTATCAATGTCTTTCCGCAATTCTCCCAGAATCAAGTCGAGTTCCGTTTTAGTTGGAATTTTCTCAAGACTGTCTGATGTGCTCTTAAGTTTCTCGGAAATACTCTTAAGGGTAGCCACCATTGTTCCCTTGTCGTTTCCGTACTTAACAAAGAATCCAATGAACCCGAGAAGAGTCATACATCCGCTAGCAATCGAAACGACCATGCCGAAAGTTTCCATTTTTACCTCACTTGGAAAGCCAGATTATACCGCCCTCAGTTATTGCCGCCAGGATCGATATAATCGCAGCCGTCCGCCAGAACGATGTCTTTTTCTTCTGCCTCGAATATGATTTGTTCAATGCGGCAAATTCCGCCCTCAATTCTTCCAGCAACTGCCTCAGCGTTCCGACTTCTTTCCGTAATTCTATCAGCGTCTTCCCCGAGCTCGCCAAGTCCTGAGACGCTTCCATCAATCTCGACTCTGACCGAATCAATTTTTCTTCCAGTGCCGAGCACTTTTTCCTCAATGCCATCGAGTCCGATTCCGATTCGCCCAACAGCTTCCTGAGCAGATTCGTCTCGCTCCTCATAGCGGAGAGCTCGCTCTTTATCTGTGTCACCTGTTCCGCCGTGAAAACAACAGAATGCGATTCCGCAGACAACGGCAAGCTCAATAAGAAGAATAAGAGTGCAGCGAAAAAGGAATTTACAGAAACTACGCTTTTCCACATCCATACTCCTCTGTCACGGCTTCCAGCTCTTCCAAATCTTTCTCCGCATCCTTCTCGTAGATTCCCAGCTTCTTGTCGAGCCAGATGGAGCGGTACACAGGCGAGCAGGCAATCACGAAGAACGCGCCCGCCCCGAAGATTTCCAGCATAGTGATTCCGACCTGCTTTCCGTCAAAGAAGACAGGTACGAACGCCTTGCAGAGCGACATCACGCAGACCCACACAATCGCAAGCACGATTGATTTCAAAGACACGTCTTTCGCTTTCATTTCGCCACCGCCTTTTTGATAAGATGAGCCATCTTGTTGTCAGCACCGCAGTGCCGGATTTTAGAGTTGAAGTCCTCAAGGGACATCTCGACATTGTTCCCGTTGTGGTCGGCATATTCCGTGTGATAGTCGCCCCATGAGTCATCAATGATGAAGTGAGTGATGTTCCCCTCGTCGTCTTCCTTGAATCCCACGCAGGCCACCACATGCCCGATAGTCTTCCTTCCGCCAGCCGGGAAAAGCCCGGAAAGAACCGCCGCCCCTCCGTCCTTGATTGTGTCGGCAATCTGTGACTTAGACCGCCACTCGCCCCATTCAACGGCATCGACACATTTTCCGACAAGACTTCTCTCCCGCAGGAAAAGATTTGTTCCGAGCGCAAGAACCGGGTGCCACTCGTTCGGCGCATTATGCCCGCTCGGGTCAAGAACCTTCCAGAGCGCGAGAGTCCGCTCGTCATGCACGATGAAATCCATGAGAGCGTCTTCCGGCTGGCTGAATCTCTCCGTTGCGAGCGAATCGACCGCATAGCCCGCCGCAAGCAGTGCTGCAATCATCGCCGTGACATTGCAGGCACCGCCAGGCTTAAGCTGGTTGTTTCTCTGTGTGTAATAAGGCTTCCCCGCAGAATTGTTTATTTCCATTCATATCCTCCGGGGAAAAGGATACCAGGGCAAAAAAAATCCCCAGCATCGCTGGGGGGAAAATGTTAGCTGATGTGAAGTGTATTCATATACTCGTTGAACAGCTCGATGTCCGTCCGCGTGATATAATGTGGTGCTTCGTTCTTATAGAAATTGTTCTTATCAAGAAGCGCGATATAGGCAAACAATGAAGCTCTGTATTCCTTGTTATCATCAATCGTTCCCAGAATATAATCATTGACTATGTGCCCAAGTTCATGGGCGATTGCAAAGCGTTTCTCATTTTCATCAAGATAATTCGCATAACAAATAATTACACCGCCTTGTTTTCTTAATGAAAGAGCTTTTCGTTTCGCATTTTTGATGGGAACGAGAATAATTGAAAACATACGAACCCGCTTCTCATTGACAATTTTTGTTAAGGTAGCAATGTTGTCTTCTGTGTTTCCAGTGGTTCGTATATATTCCAAAAATTCTTTCTTCTGGCTCTCGTTAATCATCTCCTCAATGCTAGTGACAAGATGTGAAAGGTAATGGGCTTTTAGTGCTGGTTTAAGAGTGCCATTGAAAAAAGTCAAGAGCTTTTGAATATCTTCATCAGAAACCTTGAATGCTTCTTTTAGTTTATCTGTTATTGTCTGGTCTAATTCAACATTCGCCATGTTCCCTCCTCGAACACAGCGCATTCAAACTCATATTCGTCCTCATCAGAGATTTTTTCAGGAGTGCCATAGACATTTTCGACTTCCATGCATTTTCTGAGAAGATTTATTTTTTCTTTTGGCTCGGTTATGGCAGCTTCATCAAACACAGAATCTATCTGAGACTTAGCAGTGCAAAGATACAATTTCTTCAAAACTGTATCAATTTTGTCATAAACCTCAAGCGGTGTGGTGCCTGGCATATTTCTCCCTACTGTACATTCGCACAGAATTTTGTGTTACAAATATTTCTATTTGCAACAATACAATACGATGGTTTGTGTTACAGATAATTTCCTTTAGTATACCACAACGCCAAATTTTATAAAAGAAAATTCGTGTCCCCAGTATCAATTTTTCTTACAATTTTTTTACGTCCTGAACACCGTATTCTCGTGCAGCCACGCAAGCACCCGCCCGAAGATGTGAAACTCGTTGCTGTCGGCGTCAATCGTGCGCACAAGCTCCGCCTCCCGCAGGTCGGGCTTCTGCACCGAGTACACCATCACCTTGTTCTCCAGTGGCTCAAAGCGCAGCAGCTTGCAGTAGGCATCGCCGGCAAAACCGAACACATAGATGCCGTCCCTCGTCCTCTGGTCGCTTGAGCCGTCAAAGAATACTACGTCACCATCCTGAATCCCAAGTCCTATCATGGAAACGCCGCTTGCACGGAAGGCATATACATTCCTTCCCGAAAGACAGGGAAGTGGCGACAAAGGCTCGATATAGCTCTCAATGTTGTCCTCGCTCTCCCAGCTCTGGCCCGGGCCGCATGACACCTTCTGTCGGAGAATCGGAATCTTCGGGGTACTCACCGCCACGGCCGACTCCGCTTCCTTGCCCTGCTTGAACATCTCGCCCTCGCCAGTCAGAAGCCAATTAGCGTCAATCCCAAACTTTTTTACAAGTGATTTCATTAAGGCTTTCGGCATATCTCTTGAACCATTTTCCACACTTGCAATCGTTGCAGTTGATACTTCAAGTTGATTTGCCAATTCCTGCTGTGTCAGACATTTTTCTTTGCGAATTGATTTTAATTGCTCTGAAATTTCCATAAAAAATCCTTATTACAAATTGTGATTATTTTTCCAAATTTTTATCACATTTTTTCTTGACAAATTACATTATGTAATTATAATTTATTACAGAATGTGATAAGTTAATTTATTAGTTTTCAAAGTTACCACGGAAACAATGAAAACTAATAAATCAGTTAATCAGAATATCGACAGAAAAGGAGGAAATGAAGAGTGAAAACCCAGAAGCAAATGACAGACGAAGAATTGAAAGAATTCATCGCCCAGAAAATTGCAGAGAAGAAAGCCCTTGCTCTTTTGCGTGCTTCCAAGAAAATCACGCCGGAACAGGGCTTGTACATCAAGTACAGGTTGAAGTGTGCCGGAACCACAGGCGCAGACATCGCGTATGAAGTCGGATGCACGCCAGTGTCAGTCAGCAATGTGCTTTCCGGCAAGAGCCACAGCCAGCGCATAGAGCGGGCGGTCGCACAAAGGCTCGGCTACAGCTCATGGAACGACATGGTGCAGAGCCTGCGGGAGATGGCAGCATGACAGATTATGAGGATTTGAAATGCTTTTGTAAAGGTTGCGCTGAAATTACAAATGGATGCAGTGCGCGACGGATATTTGGCAACGACGGAGAAGCTGAATCTTCGGGTTTCCCCTGTGAGCAGGCTCTTGCCAAAAAGTGCAAGTACGGTGAGTTAATACATAAATCGTATTCTGCACTTCGCCAATGTACGCCCGAAGCAGTGCGGGATTTGTGTTATCAAGTAGTGAATCAGGCGTTAGACCAATCAAAAGTACCCGAAAGAATGTGCGATTCAGACGGAATAACTGCCGTTTTGTTACTGGCATCGCGGGCTTTTCTGGAGTCTGCGCAAGCACTTGCCTACGCTTTGAATTCAAAAGGTATCCCTCAAGGATGGCTTGAAGTTCTTGAGCAATCGTTGTCTCGTACATGGTTCAATTGTGAGAATTGTAGTACGGAACGCTACGAGCGGTCAAGGAAAGAAAGAACAGGAGGCGGAATGAAAAAATGACAATCTGGAAGAACGGCAGGAAGCCGCCTTTCATGGACAGCGTGGAAAAAGACCTGGACGCGGAGAAAATCTACTTCGCCGTCAAGCAGATGACGCTGGAAGGTTTGCAGGACATGACGATCTACGGACTCTTGATCCTGTCAAAGTTCAAAAGCCCCGCAGAGATATGCGGGGACATCGAAGGCTTGAAAAGCAAAAAGGAGGCGCTTTCATGGCTAAAACAATCGGGAACGCAGGACTTGAACTGTTCCGAAACAGACCAGTCCGAAACGAGCGGCTTTGTTATGTAGACGGTCGGGTTCTTTTCGCCCCGCCTCAGCTCTCGCTCAAAGAGAAAGTCTACGAGGCGAGCATCAAGCTGGGCCGCTTCTGGAACACGCCGATGCGGAACTTCTGGCGGAGCGTGTACATCCGCTACCGCGACGAGTACCGCGCAGAGCAAAAAAAAGGCGGAACGCAAGATGCACCAAGCGAACCGCCCACAAACAACCATGACGACGGAAAGCCCGCCGCATGATTACAAAAGAATAATTCAATTATAGCACAGAAAAGGAATCTGTGTAAGGAGAAAAAAATGGAACAAATTCCAGAAGGTTACATGAAAAACAGTCACGGCGGATTGGATCCAATCGCAACTGTAAAAGATGTGGATAAACTCCGAGACCAGATGGTCAAAGAGATTGTTGCAAAATCACTTGATGCAAGCAAACAGCTTCTGGAGATGAAGCAGGAGTTCTTCAAGTCGATTCAAGCATTCGTCGAGCTTTCAGCAGAAAAATACGGACTGAAATTCGGCGGAAAAAAAGGAAACATGACATTCATGTCTTATGACGGCGAGTACAAGGTTCTTGTCGCTGTCAATGAAAATATTGTTTTCGATGAAAGACTTCAAATCGCAAAAGAGCTTATTGACAAGTGCATTCAGGACTGGTCAAGCGGAAGCTGTGACGAAATCAAAGCCCTCGTCCAAGATGCGTTCTATGTCGGCAAAAGCGGAAATATCAACAAGAACCGTATTTTGGGGCTTCGTCGCCTTGAAATTAACGATGAGAGATGGAAACAGGCAATGGCTGCAATCAGCGACTCAATTCAGGTATCTGACAGCAAGCAGTATGTCCGCATTTATCGCCGCAACCCAAAAGATTCTGACAAGTACGATCTGGTAAATCTTGATATTTCCTCTCTTTAAGAATCACAACGGCGAGAGCTTTCTGGATGTCAGCTCTCGCTGACAAAGGAGTTTTTCAAAAATGTACGAAATTGCACCGTCTAACACAGCACTAACCCCGGAACAGGCTTTCCCCTTCCAGCAGGAAATTGACACATGGAACATGGACGAAGCCGTGGCAAGAATCCGCCCGAAGGTCGAGCAGCATCAGAAACTCTCCGCAGAGCTTGCCCGTGACCTTTGGATTGCGAACTCAGTGCTTGCACGCCGTGGCGGAGACCGCAGGAGCGAAGATGCACAGGTCTTTGGTTTCTGCGACTTCCTTGAACTCGTCGGAATCTCAAAGAAAAAAGCCTATCTCCTTCTTAAACTTTATGTGCCGGAAGAAGACAAGCTGCTCACATTCGACGAATACGACCAGCGGCATTTGAAGAGCGCGAACCCTGCAATCCCTCAGCTTGACAGCGACTTCGAGCGTCTTGTAGCCCACGCAATGGCAACCGGCGAGAGGCTTTCGGGCTGGACCAACGAGCACGAAGCCGAGTACCGAAAGCGCAAGGACAACGAGAAATTCGCAGAGCTTGCCCGGAAATGGAGCAGCCAGAAAATCAAGCTCAACTGGGGAAACAACGACTACTTTTCGCAGACCTTGCTCAAGAACGGCAAGATGTACACGAAAGTCAACCTTGAGACAAAAGAACAGTACAAGGCACAGCTTGAAGTGTTCGACATGATTACGACATTCCTTGAAAGTTTCGCCAACCCGCAGGTTCGACTTGCGGCAGTCTGCAACATCGGACTGAGAATCCGCCAGTTCGTCAACGACATCGCGGAAGAGGAACAAAAACTGAACGCATTCACAGGAGTGCAGGAGTAACGCATGACAACATTCCTTCCTGTCACCGACAAGAAATTTCCGCTCCGTGCCGCAGTCTACGAGGCATACCGAAAACGAAGCCCGCTCATCTCAAAGGCAAAAGCCTACGAGCAGATAGCCGAGCAGTTCAACATCTCCGTGCCGACCGTGCAGCGCTACATCCGCCGGATGGAAAACGGCTCGATGTTCGCATTGCCGGCAGGTCGGCAGGGACGGCATGTTTTTGCCTGGAGCGACGAGGCATTGAGCTTCTTCACGAACTTTCTTCTCGCCGCAATCAAGGAAGTCGGCGGGTGCACAGTGCGCAACGCATACAACTGCACCAAGGCCGAAGCCCAGAGACGAGGCTGGCAGATTGGAAGCGAATCAAGCGCATACATTCATGCCCGCAACATCAGCCCGGCAATGAAGATGCTCGCGAAGGGCGGACAGAGGGCACTCGACAACATGTTCTACATCAGCCGAGACCTCTCAAAGCTCAGCCCTTTCCAGCTCATTGTAGGAGACCAGCACATCTTCGACTTCTGGTGCGAGAACCCGTACCCGACCAGCAAGAAAGACAAGTACATCCGTGCCGAGTGCTATCTTTGGCTCGACATGGCGACAAGGCTTGTCTACGGAGTGAGCTTCGACATCGCCTACAACACGCACACAGTCACAAGAGCCTTGCGCATGGGAATAAAACGCTTCGGAAAATTCGACAGCACATACAACGACAACGGTTCGTCTGAGAAGTCAAAGCTCGCAGATGAAATCGTTGGACGCTTGCAGAACTACGGAGTGCGATTCCTGGACGAGGCGGACATGTACCACGCCGACAATGGACGCTACATCGTCGAGGACACGGAAGGTCTTGTGGTCGATGTAGTTCAGACTAAAGCCGAGTGGGAAAAGAAGCACCGCCGAATCTTCGCGCGTGTAAAGAACGCAAAGACAAAGCCAATCGAACGCTTCTTCAACACACTGGAACAAATCTTGCGAGACCTCTGTTTGCCAGGACTCGTAAAGGAAATGGCTCTCTCCGCACCGGAAGAAGAGCAGGCAAACAAACGCCTGGAATGGCAGAAAAAGAACGGATATATCCTGAGCTACGAAGACTTCATCAAGAATGTCGTCAAGGCACTTGATATTTACGAGAACCGCACGCACGCAACCCTTGGCTGTTCACCTAAAGAACGGCTTGAGCAGTACAAGCGTGACGGCTGGATGCCGACATTCATTGACCCGCGAGACGAAGCCTACCTCTTCATGGAGAGCACGACACGCCAGGTCAAGGGAGACCGAATCGAGCTTAACGGAATCGAGTACATCGGCCCGGATCTAACGCAGGAAATGGTCTTGCAGAACCGTGGAACGCTCGTCGCTTACGACCGCCAGAAGATTGAGATTCGCTACGATCCAGAGAACCTCAACCTCGGAGTCTTTGCGATTGAGCCAGGGACGAACCATGCGATTGCGCTCCGCCCAGTCAAGAAAATCAACATGCTCAACCATGAGGAAATGGTCGAGCAGCTTGAATGGAAGAAGCGGCAGATGCGGGCCGTGCAACAGGCTTTCGACAAGGCCACGAGCGACAAGAATGTCAGGGTTCTTTCCGAACCGCAGAAATTCAGCGAGCTTCACAAGGCAGAGACGCTGGCAGAAAAAGCCGATTACCAGCTTGAACACAAAAAGCCGGAAGTCACGATTCCGACCGTTACAAAAAAAGATGATGCAGAGCCTGTCGAGACAAGGCCGATTCCGCAGTCTGTCAGCCGAAAGAAGATGGACTTCGGCGCAATCCCGGAGAGCATGAACCACCGTGAAGAAGTGCTCTCACAGGAAGACTTCCTTGCGAGCGTTGCTTCAAGAATCGGAAGCGAGGCGTTCCAGAGGGCAAGCCAGAGACCGGTCTTCTACGACGAGCGTGAACGCTTCGATTGGGTCTTGAACCAGTTCCATAGCGGCGGGAACCTCAGCCGTGAGGATCTGGACTTCATGTATGACTACGAGGAAAAGATGGATTCGAGCCAGGCAAGTTACTACGAATCCTATTCAAAGAAATTTATAGGGAGATAAAAAACATGGAATCAACATTGAGGAATTACATCGAGAGCAACCGCCTCTCAATGCAGGACGCAGCCCGCATCATCGGAGTTGACAAATCACAAATCGTCAAAATCTGTCAGCAAAATTACCCCAACTGGCAGGAAAAAGAAGTGGAATATGTCGAACGCCTCAGAAATGCGGGCTACTCGAACATTATACCACAACACATCGCCATTGATACAGATGTACTCGTGCTCACACCGAGCGTCACACGCTTCAAGTCACTCGCCGACGATTTGTGCGACCCGAACGGCACAATGTCATCATCAATCGGAATGGCAATCGGAACAGCCGAGCGGGGAAAGACACACTCGGCAAAATGGTACGTCCAGAACAACCCGAACGCAGCCTATGTGCTCTATGTAGACGGCTCAACCAAAGTCCAGCTACTCCGTGACATCTGCGAGGCAGTCGCACACACACGTCCATACAGCTTCGGTTCATGTATCACGACGCTCGAAGAATCATGCAAGTACACGCGCAGGCTCGTAATCATCGACGAGGCCGACAAACTCCCGGTTCAGCTTCTTGAAATCATCCGCGGAATCAACGAACGCTGCCAGCTTCCGTTCCTGCTCGTCGGAGAGGAAGGCCTTAAAGTCAAGACAGACCGCGTACCACGACTTCGAAGCCGGATCCGAAACCCAATCGTGCTTTTCGAGAGCGCAAAGGCCGTTGATGTAGTCGCTTACTACCACGAGGCAGCCGGAATCGACATCAACTATGACACCGCCGACAAACTTGCCCGGCACGCACAGGGCGGCTTCCGCTCAATCGTCAATGACTCAATCGCAATCTCAAAGATGTCAAAGGCAAGCGGACTCTCGACAATCACCGACAACATGATTGAGAAACTCTCGGCTTAGGAGAAAAAAAATGCCAAAAAAAATAATCGCAATGCCAATCAACAAATATCAGGGACAGAATTACCCGACACAGCACTTCAAAAGCATCCAGGACTGTGCCGAAAAAATGGGCTTTTCCGTGACAAAAATCTACGAGGCACTCCGTGAAGGAAAGCCTGCAAGAGGCTACTACATCGACGAGGAGATCGAAGAATGAGCAAGAACAAATCGAACCGGGCAAGGCTAATCTCAATGATTCACGCCCAGAAAAACGCTGCGAAACTTGACGAAGACTGCTACCGCACAATCATCTTCGGCGCGACCGGAAAGCAGAGCTGTACGGAATGCGACACAGCGGAACTCCGTGCCGTATTCAACGACCTCAACATCGTGCTTGAAAGGCAAAAAAAAGCGCCGTTCCGCTTCATACCGAAATTCGAGCATCCCACACAGCTTGATGCGGTCAAAGTCCGCGCAAAGAAAATCCTCGGCACGGACTGGCAGAAACGCCTTGATGAATTCATCCAGACAAAAGTGCGCAACACGACGCTCACATGCCTCACACAGAAAGAACTCCGCCAGGTAATGGGCTTTCTTTCCGCACTCGAAAGGACCGCAAAGAAATGATAGAGCTGTTTTCCATATCAGAGCTGCGCCAGCCGCTCACGCCAGAAGAAAAAGATGCGCTGATTGACCGGATAATCCGCTATGCCCGCCTCGGGCGCCAGTACATGTACGATGTACGCGAAGCAGCCGGACTGATGCACATCTCCTACGACGAGATTCAGACACTGCTGAACTTCTACAAGCTCGACTGCATAGTAATCAAAGACACGATAGTCCGAATCCCGTGGTGGAGTCTGGCAGAGTACCTTATTGACCCAGCAGAGGATGTGGAAAATGCCTTTCAGGATTACCTAAAATCCCTTCCGCACAGGAAGCCGGAAAAAACGAAAATAGCTTAGGAGAAATCGACATGCAGAATAATCTTTCAGACCTTAATAACCACCTTTTTGCGATGCTTGAACAGCTCGGAAATGATGAGGAAATGACCGACCCCAAAAAACTGGAAAGCACGCTTGCCAGGGCAAACGGAATGTGCAAAATATCCTCACAAATCCTAAAAACCGCAAGCCTCCAGGTCTCAGCCCTGAACACCGCCGAACGATGCGGGCTTCTCAACGAGGAAATGCCGGCACTGATTGCCACAAAAGACAGTGCCTCAAATAAACTCAGCGCAGAAAAACAAAGACAAAAACTCCTGGAGGCCGTGCGATGAAAAAAGTTTACACAGAAGAGCAGAAAGAGTTTTTCAGGAACTTCATTCCTGGTCACACAACAGCCGAAGTCGTGGCAGAATTCAACCGCCGCTTCGAGCAGAAAACTACCATCTCAAAGGTAAAAGCCTACAAGGTAAACAACCACATAAAAAGCGGAACATTCAAAGGAAAGCCGAAAGGAGACAGCAAAATGTTTCCCCGGAAAATTCGAGAGTTTATCCAGGAAAACAACAAAGGAAAAACAGCCTTGCAGATGGCCGAGCTTTTGAACGCAACATTCGGCACAAGCTACACCACAGGGCAGATAAAAAGTATAAGGAACCGGATGCACCTTGATTCAGGACTGACCGGCCACTTTGAAAAGAACCATGTTCCGGCAAACAAAGGCAAGAAAGGCTGGTGCGCGCCAGGAAGCGAAAAAGGCTGGTTCAAGAAAGGCCACCGCCCGCTCAATTCCGTGCCAGTCGGAACCGAAGTGATGTCAGCACTCGGCTACCTTAAAATCAAAATCGGCGAGCCAAACATCTGGAACTTCAAGCACATAATGGAGTGGGAAAAACACAACGGCAAAGTGCCGGAAGGCCACCTGATCACCTTCAAAGACGGCAACCACAGAAACTGCAACATCGAAAATCTGATGTGCATAACAAGGTCAGTCCACGGAATCCTGAACCACGAAGGCCTGCGCTCCGCCTCCCCAGAACTGACAGAAACCGCCGCCACCCTGGCAAAACTAAAGCACCGAATCAGAGAAATAAAGACCGAAACCAAAGGAGAATGAATCATGCTGATTTTTACGCTGAAAAAAGAATGGTACGAGAAAATCAAAAGCGGTGAAAAGACAATCGAATACAGAGAAGTAAAGCCGTACTGGACGAGAAGATTGTATAGAGAGGGGTGCCTACCGACTAAATACACCCCTTATGAATATAAGGATAGCGGTTGGCAGCCAAGCTGTATTCTACAATTAGGATATACAAAAAAACGGCTTGAAGCATGGATTGTTAAAGTAGAAATCGTAGACGGCAAGGACACGGACTTGCACATAGACAAGCCCGTGTATGCGATACATCTTGCAGATGTAAGAGAGGAAAAACAGAAGAGGACAAGTTAG